AGAATATCTAAAATCAAATTCCGACTTTACGGACTATGATTTTGAAGGATCTAATCTTTCATCAATTCTTGATGTGTTGGCATATAACACATATATTACCTCATACAATGCAAACATGGTTGCAAATGAGGTTTTTATTGATAGTTCAACATTAAGAGAAAATGTTGTTGCCCTTGCAAGAAATATTGGGTACGTTCCTAAGTCAAGAAAGTCAGCATTAGCAACGGTTAGTTTTGAAGTTGATACTACAGACATATCACCTACTCCATCAACTATTACACTTAAAAAAGGAGTCGTTGCAGCAACTTCAGGAAATTTTGCCTCACAATCGTTTATATTTTCAATATTAGAAGATGTCACGATTCCAGTTTTTAATGGGATTGCATCTTTTAATGAGTTAACAATTCATGAAGGTGTTCTTTTAGAGTCAAACTTCACAAGAACTATTAGAAATTTAAATCAAAAGTATATTTTACCAAATTCGGGTATTGATACCGATTTAATTCGTGTTACTGTTAAAAATAACGAATTTTCTACAGCTGCTACAAAATATGCTTTACAAGATAGTCTTTTTGACATCAATCCAGAATCAAAAGTATATTATCTACAAGAAATCTCAGATGAAAGATATGAACTGATTTTTGGAGATGGTGTTTTTGGAAAAGCACTTGAAGAAGGTAGTTATGTCACTGCAAATTATATTGTAAGTAATGGTGATGCTGCAAACGGTATTTCTAGCTTTGATTTTTCGGGAAGATTAACATATACAAGAAACGGAGTCGAATATAATGTGACTTCTGGAGTATCTTTATTAACTACAGGTGTTATCGCATCAGGCGGTCAAAATATTGAAACTGTAGAGTCAATTAAGAAATTTGCTCCAAGAATATATGCTACACAAAATAGAGCACTAACATCTAATGATTATGAAACAATAATTCCAGCAAAAATTTATCCAGAAACTGAATCTATCTCTGTTTTTGGTGGAGAAGAGTTAGTTCCACCTCAATACGGTAAAGTTTTTATTAGTATCAAACCAACATTTGGAGATTACCTACCAAACTTGATTAAAGAAAATATAAAAATGAGATTGAAGAAGTATTCTGTTGCAGGTATTGTTCCAGAGATACTTGATCTAAAATATCTGTATCTTGAGTCTAATAGTAAAATTTATTATAATACAAATTTAGCAAATAACTCTGAGTTAGTTTCAACATTAGTTCAAAATAATGTCACAAAATACTCAGAATCAACTGAGTTAAATAAGTATGGAGCGAGGTTCAAGTATAGTAAATTTTTAAAAGTAATTGATGATAGTCATGAATCTGTAACATCGAATATTACAACTATTCAAATGCGACGTGATTTAAGAGTAACATTAAATGCTTTGGTTGAATATCAAATCGGTTTTGGTAATGCTTTCTATATTAAGAGAATGAGTGGTTACAATATTAAAACTTCTGCATTCAGAGTTGATGGTATTGGAACCGATGTTTACATCTCAGATATACCAAACTCAAATAAAGAAACGGGTGAATTATTTTTGTTCTCTGTTCCATCAATAAATTCTTCTAGTCCTACTATTGTTAGAAGAAACGCTGGAACTATTGATTACAAAAGAGGTGTATTAACATTAAATCCGATAAATGTTTTATCAGGAAAAACAAAAACTGGTCAAACAATTATTGAAATTTCTGGTTCTCCAGTTTCCAATGATGTAGTGGGATTACAAGATCTCTATTTACAATTAGATATTGCAAATAGTAATTTTGAAACCGTAACAGATGAAATTTCCTCGGGTGTTGATCCCTCAGCGTCTAACTACATTGTATCTTCCAGTTATGCAAACGGAGTTCTAGTTCGTCCTGGTGGCAGAGGTAGTGTTCCAGTTTCAACAACAACCGCTACTACTACATCAACCGGAAATACAACTCTTGCAACCGTATCAGGTAGCAATTATTCAACCACAACATCAGGATCATCTACACCTACACCTACGACTACTACGTCCACCACTACAACATCTAGTTCTACTCCATCTTCTAGCAGCAGCAGTGGTGGCGGTTATTCATCAGGTTACTAATATAGAAAATGTCAGAAAAAAGAGTTCAGTTTAATAACATCGTTCAGAGTCAACTCCCCTCTTATGTTAGAGATGAGTTTCCACTTATTTCTGAGTTTTTAAAATCATATTATCAAGCACTAGAATTTAAAGGTGCTCCAATTGATTTGATTCAAAATATTGATCGTTATATTAAAATCGATGAAACTACAGGGCTAGGTGATTCTGTTGTCCTATTAAACGAAATATCTGCTTTCGACACAACAATAACAGTTGATTTTAGAAATTCCCCCACAGGAACTAATGGGTTCCCTGAATCTTATGGATTACTAAAAATTGACAATGAGATTATAACATATACTGGAAAAACTGATAATACTTTTACTGGATGTATTAGAGGTTTTTCTGGAATCACTTCATACAAGCAAGATGCAAACCCAGAGAATTTAGTATTTGAATCTTCTAACCGGGAACTTCACAAGGCAGGATCTTCAATTGAAAATTTGAGTATTCTTTTCTTAAAAGAATTCTTAGTAAAGACAAAACGTCAATTTTTACCACTCCTTGATGAGAGACCTCTCACTGAGAATTTGAATCAAAATTTATTCATCAAACAATCAAAAGATTTCTATCTGAGTAGAGGAACAGATAGGTCTTTTGAAATTTTGTTTAGAGCGTTATATAACCAGGATGTAACTGTAGTCAAACCAAGAGATTTTCTTTTTACACCATCAAACTCAGATTATAGAATTACAAATGATTTAGTTGTAGAATCTGTAGAGGGAGATCCTCTTGATTTAGATCAAGCAACTCTTTTCCAAGAGGATTTTCCAGATGCTGGTCTAGTAAAAGCGTATGCTCCAATTACAGAAGTAGAAAAACTTCAAATATTTCAAGTAGGAACAGCAAAAAGTTTTTACAAGTTAAGTCTTGATGGTGGATATGACAGAGACGTAGAAGTTCAGGGTGCAATTCGTGGAGCATTTGGAATTCATCCAAAAACTAGATTGATAGGTCAAGTAGGGTCTGGTGCAAGCATTCTTTATGTTGATTCCACTGTTGGTTTTGGAACGGCAGGAGAACTATCGGTAACTTACAATGATACTACTATTGGAGTTGTATCATATACCTCTAAGAACTTTACTCAATTTTTTGGTTGCTCTAATATAACTGGAATCATCGCTGATGGAGAAACTGTTGGCGTCAATACCTTTGCATACGGAAGATCTTTCCGTGATCAAAGTAAGACCATTAAAGTTAGAATTAATGCTGTCTTAAGTGATTTTGTATATCCATCAGATACAAAAAATTTCCAAGATGGTGATATTGCAAAACTTAAAACTCTTGGTAACGATAAAAATTCTTCAATTTACAATAACTGGTACTATAATTACTCATCCAACCACTTAATCAACTCAATAGAGTTATTAGATTCTTCAGATAATAGTTATAGATTAATTTTAAACAAAAAACACTTTTTTAGGGAAAGTGATAAAGTTACTGTAACCAGTCTTCAAGGTTCTAGTCAACTTGGAGGAGTGGTATACAGAATCAACTCCGATACCTCTATTTCTATAAAAGGATCTGGTCCTTTAGATATCAATAAAACTTACTCTATTACTAGACAGATATTAAAAGGAGATGCTACCAATTTTGGTTCAGCTCAATTATATCAATCAAATGTTCAAGGTATTTTTGACAATGCTGATAATTTCTTAGTAGCATCTTCATCCATACCTTCATATGGTGGAGCAAGACTTAATGCCACTGACAGATCTGTAACTTTCTCTGGAACTTTCTTAGGAGAAGAGTTAGCGATTAGTCCTGGAGCGAAACATAATTTATATTCTGGAGATCCAGTTTACTACTCTGCTGGAATCACAACAGAATCATATGTTGATTTCCGTGGCAATGTTGAAGTAAGGGAAGTTAGAAAGCAATCTTTAGGTGCTAATTTTCCAGACGGATTATACTATGTAAAAAGATTATCTGATACAAGCATTAAACTTGCAAAGAGTAGGAATGATGTTTATAACGAAAGATTTGTATCTGTAGAGAGTTCAGTAACAGTAGATGATAATGTTTTAAGACCTTTTGAATTTCAAGGAAAGGAATTAAATTCACAAAAACTCCTGAGAGAAATTCCAAAAAGTGCTCAGCATACTGGTCAGTTGACACAAACAAAACCAGGATTTACAGGAATTCTTATCAATGGTGTAGAGATATTAAATTATAAAGCACCAGATGTTGTTTACTATGGACAAATTGACGATATTGAAGTTATAGCCCCTGGAGAAAATTTTGATATTATTGATCCTCCATTATTGAATATTAGCGATAGCGTTGGAAGTGGTGCAACTGGAAATATTGCAGTTTCTGGATCCTTAGAATCTATTAGAGTTTTTGATCCTGGATTTGATTATGATGAAACTCCAGTAATTACAATCACTGGTGGCAATGGAAATGGAGCAGTTGCCGAACCAAACATGAAATTGATTGGTCACTCAGCTTCTTTCTTTGCTGATGTAGCGTCTGCTGGTATCAGCACTGGTGAAGCAACGTCTACTATTGGTTTCTCAACTTACCACAAATTAAGAAATGGCGAATATGTCATATACAGAACTAATGGTCAGGCCGGTGTTGCTGGATTGACAACGGACGCAAAGTATTTTGCAAGAACTACTGATAATACTACAATCACACTTCATAACAATCTTTCTGATGTTATCTCTGGAATTAACACAGTAGTACTGACAAAATATGGTGAAGGCACACACAAGTTTGAAACTGTAAATAAAAAATCAGTTGTTGAATCAGTTTCTATTATTAGCAGTGGTGATGGATATGAAAATAAAAAAAGATCTTGTGGAGTAACTGGTGTAAGCACGTCTCTCAACTGCATTAAAATTAAAAAACATGATTATAAGTCTGGAGAAACGGTAAAATATAATGCAGGATCTTCGTCAATTGATGGATTGACCGATGGAAGTGAATATTACGTTGTAAAATTGGATGACGATAGTTTTAGATTAACAAATGTTGGTCTTACTACATCAACAAAGAGATATTTTTATGAAACAAATCAATATGTAAATTTAACTTCAACAGGTGCTGGAACTCATTCGTTCAATTATCCTGATATATCTGTTTCAATTTCTGGACAAATTGGTATATCCTCAATTGGTTTGGAAACTTTCCAAGCACAATTGCAACCAATTTTTAGAGGACAAATTACATCAGTTAATTTGTCAAATAATGGTGTTGGATATGGTGCCTCCGAAGTTCTAAACTTAGATAGACCTCCTTTGGTCATAGCAGTTCCTGGACAGGATGCACAGTGTCAAGCAATTATTAACCAAGGAAGAATTGAAGAAGTTCTCGTATTAAATCCAGGTAGACAATATATTTCTCCCCCAGACCTTGTAATTAATGGAGATGGAACTGGTGCTGTTATAACTCCAGTATTGAGTAATGGAACTTTGACTGATATCAAAGTTTTAGAGTCTGGTATAGGATATGATCAAAATACAACTACCGTTAATGTAATTCATCCAGGAGAAGGTGAGGTATTAAAAGCAAATATACAGACATGGAGAGTTAATTTATTTCAAAAATATTTGTATGCACTCTCTGATGATGATGGGGTTGTTGAGAATGGAACTAATGAAGATTTTGGCATGCAATATTGCCACATATATGCTCCAAGAAAATTAAGGCAGTCAACATATTCTGTTGATGCTGATGGTAATCAATTATATGGAGTATCAGATTTAGAAATAAATGTAAATACAAAGCAAGAAAACGTCAGTGAAGATCACTCCCCAATTATTGGATGGGCATATGACGGACATCCAATCTATGGACCATATGGGTATTCCACAAGATCTGGTGGAGCCGTTAAAATTATGCAAACTGGATATGTGGAAAAGGCAACTGCACCACAGAGACCACCATTAAGCGCATGGCCATCTGGTTTCTTTATTAATGACTTTGTTTATGAAAATCAAACTGACGAATCTGTTCTCGATGAAAATAATGGAAGACATTGTGTCACTCCAGATTTTCCCAATGGAACTTATGCATATTTTGCTACCATAGCATCTGATGAAGCAGATACTCAGTCTCCATTTACTAATTTTAGAAGACCAAAATTCCCATATTTGGTTGGAGAAAATTTTCATGCAAAACCAAATGAATTTAACTTCCAGAAAGTATCAAACCAAGATGATTTTAACATCAATACTTCCGGGTATATAAAAAATACAACACCACTCAATCTATTTGATGGTAAGGATATTCAATACAAATATCTTTCCTTACCTGCAAATTTATCTCAAAAAATTGAAGTTAGAAATGCTGCAAGAGGTGGTGTTGAAAGTGTTGGTGTTGTAACTGGTGGAACTAATTACAAAGTAGGTGATCCAGTTGTATTCAACAATGCTGAAACTGGCGGTGGAGGCGTTTCTGCGAGGGTCTCACACGTCCTTGGCAAACCGGTTGATAGTGTAAGTGTTGCCACGAGTTCCATTGAAAATGTTGAATTCTATCCAAATGGAAAAGGGAAATACTTATTGTTTAGTGACAATCCACATAATATCCAAAATAAAGATACAATATCAATAACTGGAATATCAACAACTGCATCAGATCTTGAAGGACTTTATTCCGCTGGTATTGGCACAAATGTATATAAAGTTGCGGGAGTTGGTCTTTCGACTAATGGAATCGGTTCAGTTGCATACACTGGATTAGTCACGTATTTTAATTTAACTGGAAATCTCAACTACCCAGATATTAGAGAAAATGATATTATTCAAATTGGAACAGAAAGAATAAAAGTATTAAATGTTGATAATCGTTTATCACGAGTTAGAGTTCTTAGATCAGTAAATGGTGTTGTTGGAGTTGAACATACTGTTGGAACAGCAGCAACCGTAACACAAAGAAAATTAAGTATTTCGGCTGGATTTAAAACTGATTTTGACTACAAAGTAAACAAACAAATATACTTCAATCCAATAGAAGTTGTTGGATTAGGTAGCACAGGTGGTGTTGGTATTGGAACCACGATTTTCTTTGAAAATCCAGGAGCTGGAGCAACTTCCATTGTAATACCAACTAAAACAATCTTTATCAAAGATCATGGACTTGAGACGGGTGATATAGTTACTTACTCTTCAAATCAAGATATTCATGGCAATCCTGGAAAGGGATTAATCATTTGTGATAATCATGTGTCTGCTGGAATTGGAACAACAATCTCTGATGGAACTAATTTGTTTGTCGCCAAAGTTGCAAATAATTTAATTGGATTAGCAACTGCAAGAGTTGGACTCGGAAGCACTGGAATATTTGAGGGTGTAGTTGGTATCGATACGATTACCACTTTAGGATTTATTGGGCTTGGATCTGGTGTGTACCATAGTCTTAAAACTAACTATAGTGCTGTAACAGGAACTATTAACAAAAATACCGTTACAGTTTCGACGGGAGAAACTCATGGACTTCATATTGGACATGACATTGTATTAGATGTAAATCCAGGAATTACATCTTCCTTTAATATTTCATACAATGACTATAATAGAAAATTAATTATAAATCCAAAATCTTATACTTCTACTGGAATTAATACATCAACTGGTGCAATTACCATTGAAAACCATGGATTTGTAAATGGACAAAAGATTGTTTACACTGAAAATAGCACTAATCCCACAGAGGGTCTTACAAATAATGCAATCTACTATCTTTCCATAATTGATAGTAATTCTTTCAAATTCTCTAATACATTCAAAAATGCCACCATGGAAATTCCAACTACGGTTGGATTAGCAAGCACTGGTGGTGGAGGAGTAATCAATCCAATCAATCCTCCTTTGAAATTATACAGGGATTCTATAGTTACATTCAATTTAGCAAGTTCCACTCTTTCTCACGAAATTCAATCTACAAACTATCCTTCGTTTGAATTTAATTTATATGCCGATAAAAATTTCACTAACAAGTATGTTGGAAAAGTTGCTAATACTGGATATGATTTAACTAGGGATGGAACACCTGGTATTGATTCAAATGCAGTAGTTACTTTAACTGTTAATGATAAAACTCCTGATGAACTTTATTATAGACTTGATCCAACGTATGAAAGTGGAGATGTTCCTGCAGAAAAAACGGAAATTAATATTGATGATGAAGTATTGCAAAATAATACCGCATCAGTTGTAAACAGCATTTACAATGGTAAGCATAAAATTTCCCTTGCGGGACCAAGTTCTTTTAGCTTTACAATTGGACCAACTCCAGAAAAGTCTGCTTATATCTCATCTACTTCTTCTGCAGAAATTACTTATGAGACAGATTGTACCCACACAGATGGTTCAATAGCAAAAATTGAAGTTGTTAATAGTGGACAAGGATACAAATCTTTGCCCGGTATTACTACAGTTGCTACATCTAGAGGAACTGGTGTTATTTTAGAAGCACAGAGTGATCAAATTGGAAGGATAACTAAAACTCGAATTAAAAATATTGGATTTGATTTCCCATCTGACAAAACCCTCAGGCCATCAATTACTTTACCAAATATTATTAAGATAAAATCCTTAAAATCTTTTGATTTTATTGGAATATCTTCTGGGGGAAGAGGTTATTCTTCAGCACCTAGATTGTTGGCATTTGATGGAAAAACAAATCAACGTCTTAATGACGTAGACCTTGATTATGATCTTGGTGATAATCAAGTAACCATCCTTAAAAATACGAAAGGAATGAGTAATACCATTCCCACTATTTTACCAATTTATAATACTAATGGTTGCGGAATCAGCACGATTGGATTTAATACTGTGACCAATGAAGTCACTGCAGAATTATCTGTTGGATTTAGTGCATCTGATGATTTCCCTGTTGAAGTTGGAGATAAAATTTTAATAGAAAATATTAGTATTGGTATTGGATCCACTGGAATAGGTTACAATTCTGCTGATCACAACTATAAGTTGTTCCCTGTTATTGCAGTTGACAAAAACTTAGGGGGAGTCGGTGCAACCTTCAGTTACAGTATGGAAGGTTTATTTGATAAATCTAAGGGAGAATTTATTGGAGAATTTGATAAATTTAATTCTTCAGGAAGAGTTATCGCAGAGAGACATTTTCCAATCTTCGATATCACACTTAAGGATAATGAGTTCCTTAATGGGGAAGAAGTTAAATCTGCCACAACTTCGGGAACTGTTGAGAGTTGGGATAAAAAAACTGGAACTCTTAGAGTTTCTACATCCAAAAACTTTGTGTCTGGTGAAATAATTGAAGGTCTTGCTTCTAATACTCAGGGAATCGCTGATAATGTAACAATTTATGAGTCTTTCATTAATACAGATGCATCATCAAGAATTATTAAAGGATCTACAACTAATTCTGGATTCCTTAATGCAAATATGCAAAGAGTTCAAGATAGTTTCTACTATCAAAACTTCTCATATTCACTGAGATCAAGAGTTGATTTTGATACTTGGAATGATGTTGTAAGCACAACAAATCATACAGCAGGATTTAAAAAATTCTCTGATTATCAATTGGAAACTCCATCAGAGTTTAGTCAAATTGAATCCAACTCTATGAGAGTGGGATTATCCACAGAACTTTCATATTTCACTGTGGTTAATGATCTTTACAGTGTTGGAAACCTTAACTGCACTAAAGATTTTGATCTTGCTTTAGAAAATTCACTTAATGCTTCTGGAAGTATATTCTCAGATGAAATTATTTTTGCAAGTAGAATTTTAACCGATTTCTTTGAATCATTTGGAAACAGAGCTGTTGATTTTGATGATGTTAGTAATCTGTTTAACAGTAATCCGAGAGCAACTAGATTCCAACTGATTGATGAATTTAATGTCAGTAACAGCAGATTCTTAAAGTATTTTATTTACTTTAAAGATGAAAGATTTGAAAGTGAGAGACAATTCCAAATTGTCAACATGATTCAGGATGGAAGATTTGCATACTTCAATAATTATGGAAGAATGTATAGTGTGGGTGAACTTGGAAGTTTTGACTTTAAGATTTCTGGAACTCAAGGATCCTTACAGTTCTTCCCAAATAATTTTGCAATTAATGACTATCAATTAGTCAGTATGGCGTATCATTTAGATGATGATGTTGTTGGTCTGGGAACCTCCATAGTATTGGGTAATGGTGCTGTAGATATTCGCTCTAGTAGTACTGAACTTCCTTCTGGCGGTGGAGTTAGGAGAACAATTGTATCTGTCGCAGCAACAACTAGATCACTTAAGGTGATGTCTCTTGTTTCCGATCCAGCAACTAATGACCATGAATATAATGAACTGAATATTGTTCATGATGATACTGAAGTTAGTGTCACTGAATTTGGTAGGTTGATGACTACTGATAATAGCACTTCATTTAGTGGTACTGGATTTGGAACTTATTATCCATACCTTGATAGTGGTTCATTGAAGGTTGACTTTATACCAAGTGTTAGTGCTGCGATGACCTGCAATACAATGCAGATTGGTTTTGGTACTGATGGCATATCTGCTGGAATCAGTACAGACCAAATGAAGCATGCTATTCTTGAGGGTCAGTCAACATCAATTTCCGCATCTGGAACACCAGGTATTACGACTGTAGCTGATTATACTTCACAATATGACTCAGCATATTTCATGGTATCAATCACAGATACTACAAATAATACTTATGAGATGAGAGAAATTATCACCATTGATACTGACAGTAATGAAAATGGTACAGGAGAGATAGAGATTCAAGAGTTTGGTATTGTAGAAACTGACACACCAATGCCATACATAAGTGGACTTGGAACTTTTGGTGGAAGACTTAATTCGGGTGGTGGAGTTTCTTTAACCTTTACTCCAGAGGCAAATATCGCTGTTGATGTGAAAGTCTTTACTCAGGCATTGCGAATTGAGGATGATAGTAGAGATCAAAGAAACTTTGGAAATGGATTGTTTGTTACAAATTATGCAAGATATGAAGGAACAGAAAATGCCGTTAAGAAGACCTTCACCCTGGAACATAGATCTGC